TCGCTTTGACAGTGCCTTGCACGGCCATGGCCACGCCGCCAGCGGCGCCAGCCTTGGCGTTTACGCCGCCGTTCAGGGTGGTAGTGCCGTTCACAGTGGTGGACTGCATGACGATCAGGTTTTTCATGACGGTCAGGTCGCCCGTGCAGATAGTGCTGGGCGCGTTCGACGTCACCTTGTCGGCGGTGATGGTGGCGGTGCCGCTGGGCAGGGTGGCCGTCAGGGCGTGGGCAGCGTGGTCATACTGCACCACGGCGCCGTCCGGGTAATGCGTGGTGTGGATAGTGTCGCTGGATTCGGGCGCGTCAAATGCTTGCGAGTACAGCGCGGGCAGAATGATGCCGCGCGTCAGGTCGCCGCCTGGGGAAAAGACGATGACCTGTTCGCCCACGGTGGGTGCCGACCAGGTGCGCGTGCTGCCGGCGCGCCGGGTGGCCCAGTTCAGCCATTCAGTTGTGAGTGTCGGCCCGAGCCGGACGCGCGCCTTGGCCCCTTTGACCTCGGCAATCGTGCCCAGGCGGATCAGGTTTTGCAGCAAGCGGAGGAGGTCGGACAGGTCGGCGTTCATGCAGTGCATGTTGCCGAAGTCCGCGTGCGGATGCACGCGGGGGCGGGTTGATATTCTGCTTAGTGACTATGGCCTTCATTAATATTTTATTTGGATGGCGTTATTTTAAATATTTCCCTAAGAAGATTTTTGGTATTGTTGAATTGTTATGTATGTTTTGTGCGGGGAAATTACTATCATTGTTTCCTGTTGGGTAATGAAAGCTTGTGATGGAAAATTGGCAGTGAAATTTCTAAAATATTTAAGATCTAGAAGATAATTGTATTTAGTTGTTATTCTTTCTGCGGTAATAGAATTCTCCCTCGATCGGCTTATTCGAAAATTTAAATAATTTGATGCTAATTTCCCTTAGGTGGTTTGAGAGGAATTCATTTAAGTCATTTTCTAAGTCTTGTTGAGCTGCATCTGTTGAGAGGTAATTGAAGCCCTCTAAACTCCATCTTCCATCTTCAAGTTTTATACTAAATAATGGTTTTAAAAATTCAATCGCCTGTAGATTTTGCCATGCGAAGCTAATGACGCCAGTATGAATCAGATTATTTGACCAAAAATTAATGTCTTTTAAGATTTCAATGTCAATAGGGGGTGTGCAATATTTTTTGTATTTTGTATGTGTAAGAAAATTTAATAAATCGGCTATGGAGAGAGGGTACAAAGTTGTGCTCCCCTTTCTCTTTCCGGTTAGAAATTTTTGTGAGGCCGATTTGTAGCCAATCATATTTTTAAAGTGAATTTCGATTGCAAGTCTTAACTTAAGGGGGATGCATGAAAATTCCATGCTGCCTTGATAAACGTTGAGTCCAGAATTCATACAGGCTTCGACAGCATTTTGGTAAAAGTTCCGACTTGCAATAAAATTATCTCCATAAGTTCCACCTTCAATATTAAGCGCTTTGGTAAATTGGTCGAACAAAGTAATACTTTTTGAAAATTCAAGGAGTACTTCTTTCCTTTTAAAGCGGTCGTCGTTATAAATTCTATCCAGCTGAGTTTTTATCGATTGAATGTGGGCCGCGATAAAGTCTGTATTTTTATGGTTAATTTCACCTCTAAAAATTAAATTTGAAAGTTTTGAGTCGCTAAATGACGGATTAATTTCTTCATATTTTTTATCAATCTTTTCTTTTACGGATTGCATAAAATCACTTTGCAGTATTTCCATAATTTCGCTCATTTATATTCTCGCTATAAAGTTTTTTATAATGAACCATATCCCGTTTGCTTATTTTGCAAATGTATAAGCTGTGCTAGAGTCCAGTCACTGGCATGTCAGGGAATTGGCTACTTATGTTGATGATCGCCTCGCGGGTTTTGGTAAAAATCCGGATTCGGGTATTAACGATATCCGCGAGTAGCTACTCTTAGCCGACAGCGAAAATTCTTGCAACTCTAAAGCAAATGACATTCTTTGTCAGCTGAAGTTCGAATCAAGCCATCTTAGAAATGATCTAAATGACGTAACAATGATTCGCATATCAACGTCCGATCCGCTTCACTGAACCCCAGCAGCGGCCGGGCTGGATAGCTGTATTTTGCCCCCTTCTTGGTGACGTTATCCGTCAAACCCTCATGATGTACCCGCGCGACATGCATCACTTTACTCACGAAACCGACAGTCAACTGGCCGGGATCGGCATGCACCTTGAGGTATTTCGTGGTGCGGATCTTGGCAAACATCGCCGCCTTCTGCCGCTTAATGCGCCCATTCTTCCCCTTGAATTCCTTGCGCCGCTTGCGCGCCGGATAGGCCGCGCCATCCGGCCCCTGCTGCGCCTTGATGCGCTGCGCCTGGCTGCGGCGCAAGTCGATGGCCACCTTGTGATTGATGGCGCGGCGCTGGGCGGGCTGCAGCTTGGCCAGCAGGGCGCCGGCCCAGGCTTCCAGCGCGTGCAGGTCGTCGCTCATGGCGTGGCCTCGGGCGTGCGCCATTCGGCCAGCAGGGTGTCGCCTGCATACAGTTTCCAGAATTCGTCCGCGTAGGCGGGCGTGTGCTGTATTTCGGCCAGGTGTTTGATGTCGAGGCGCCCGGCCTCGCCGGCCTTGACGGCCACGCGCTCGGTCAGGTCCAGCTTGATCGAGATATCAACCGTTTCATGGTTGTTGAAATCGACCTCGAAGGCGATGCCGTGCTTGCGCGTTTCCTCGTTGGCCATCAGGTCGAGCTGGTGGACTTTGAGCCAGGCGATCAGGGCCACCATGATGACGTCGGCGTCGCCCGCGTAGTCGGTGACGATCAGGTTGAGCTTGAAGCGGTATTCGAAGGAGAGCGAGGCGGTGGCACTGGCCACCACGTTGCCCTCATCGGCGAAGACCAGCAGGCGGTCGGGGTCGCGCCGCAGGTCGGGGATGGCGGCGGCCAGGTGCTGGCGCAGGCTATTCGGTTTGTACATGGTAGGTGTCTCGCACGGTGTTGTAGGCGTCGATGCAGGCGTTTAGCTGGCGGGTGGCGTCGTCGCCGTCGCCGGCAATGGCGTCAAGAGCTGCCGCAGTCGCCGGGTCAAGTTCGGCGCGCGCTTGGTGCTGATGGCCTGCGGCAGCGGTGGAATCTGCAGTTGCGGCGCACTGGCCGCTGGCGATGGGGATTGACAGGCGCACAGCGCCGCTGCGCAGGTCAGCATTGAAACGGTCACGATCAGTTTTCGCATGGGTTTGCTCCTGGGTAAGTTGGTCGGCGCGCTGCGCCAGGGCGGCGCCGGCCGCGCGTTCCAGCGTCAGCACGCGGGCAGTGGCCTGGGCTAGTGCGGTGGCGGCGGTGGTTTTGCTGGTGGCCGCCTGCCGCCGCAGTTCGGCGATGGCGGCGTCCTTGCGCCAGCCCTGCGCCGTCCAGCCTGCGATGGTGCCGCACAGCAGGCACGCGGCCAGCGGGCGCCAGGTGGTTGCCGTCACATTGCCACCCGTTCCTTGATCCAGCCGAACAGGAAACGGCGCTGGCTCTTGTTGGCTTCGGTGATTTCCAGGTAGCGCGCCGCTTGCAGGCCGTTCAGGGCGCGCAGCAGCACGGTGGCGCCATCCGGGCCACGCCATTTCAGGAAGGATGCAAGCGCGCCCAGCGACTGCGCGCCCAGGCGGCCATCGACAAACAGTGCGGGATAGCGTGCGCCCGTGTCATTAAAACCGTTCAGCCAGCGCTGCAGGAACTCGGCCGCGCGGTGCGGTCCCATGTTCACGCCCGTGTCGATCACTTCGGTGCCGATGCCGGCATGCAGGGCCAGCACCTGGTCGAACTTGGGTTCCGTGATGTAGCGCGCCGTGTAGATAGCGCGCGCCATCGTAACGGGCAAATCTCGCATTGGCCCCGTGTAGCCGTTGGCGCGCGCCACGGCCACCGTGATGCCGTAATTGGTTTCGCCGCCCTTGTCCTGCGGGTCGTTCACGTAGCCGCCTTCGGCGCGCAGGATGGCGTCGATGGTGCGCGCGATCAGGGGATTTTCCGTGGTGGCCATCAGTGTTCCTTCGCGTCTTTGACCAGCTCGGCGATGTCCTTGTCGCTGCGGCGCTGGAACCACAGGGCCACGGCGCGCGATACCCACCAGCCCGGCGCGCCGACGATCAGATCGATGGCGGAGGCGTTGACCATGGCGCCGATGGCCGGGAGCTGGGCGCACAGCAGCTGGTACACGGTGCCGCCCAGCAGGCACGAGAACACGCCCGCGCAGGCCAGGCGGGCGACGAATTCGCCCTTGTTGAAAGTGCCGTCGCTGTTCAGCGGCGGCAGCACGATGTACAGCATGGCCGCGCCGACCATGCCCAGCGCCGCCTTGAAGCCGTACAGTTTGACCAGGGTGGCGAAACCACCAAACGATTCTGCGGACATTGCTTGAGTCTCCGGGGTGAAGTTAGATAGATTTTTCATGATGGATAAAAGGGTAAATGCCAGGATCAGTCCCATAGCTGCACAAGATCGGCTGCGGCCACCTGGACCGTGCTGGGCGCCGGCTCGGGCAGGGTGACGACCAGGCCGGCAGGTAGCACGGCGCCGTGGCGCGCCAGCCCGGGATTCATTCCCAGGGTTTGCTCGACGTATCCCGCGCCGTCGCCCAGGTAGCGCCACACCAGGGCGTCTACCGTGTCGTGCTGCTGCGTGCGCACCTGCATCAGATCAGTTCCACGGTGAGGTGCGTGCGGCCGACGATATCGGCTATGGCCCATTGCGCATTGCGCCGCTGCGCGCCGGGCGCCTCGTCGAGCCACTCCATGCTTTTCTTGTCGCTGACGGACGTGGCCGTGCTGTCGTAGTCGCGGTAACGCTCGATCAGATCGGCTTTGGCCGTGCTGTAGACGGCGCGCCGGTACTGCGCCAGCAGGCGGGACTCGCGGTTGATGCGCGTGGCCGGCACGTCCACCAGGGCGGTGATACCGGCAGCGGCTTGCTTGCCCTGCCAGTCGGCCAGCTCGCGGTTGACCTGCAGGATGGCATCGACGAC